GCCGCGCGTGCATTTTCGGAGAAATTCATGTTTTTGTTAGGGAATTCGCACGGAAACCGCTCGATTTTGCTAAGGAAACGTGCGTATTTGGTAGACCAACGAACCGTCGTGCATAGGTATGCAGATGCCCGGTAACTGGAACAGCGGCCGCCGTCCGCAACCGACGAAGCTGCGCATCCTGCGCGGCAATCCGAGCAAAACGAAAATCAATCCGCACGAACCGGAGCCGCCGACCGTCGACGAGTCGTTCGACATTCCGCCGGCGGAACTCGACGGCGATGTCCTCGCGATTGCCGAATGGAAACGAGTCGCGCCGATCCTGCGCGTCTGCGGGCTCGTCTCGCAAGCGGAACGGCCGGCGATCATCGCGCTCTGTCAGCAGTGGAGCCGGTACCTCGACGCGCAAGCCAAGGTGCGGTCGCTCGGCATGGTCGTGCAGGATCGCAACCGGGAGCCGATGACGAACCCGTACCTTGACGTAGCCGACAAGGCCCTGTCGCACTGCCATCGGCTCTGGTCTGAAATGGGGTTAACCCCCAGTGGCCGCGCGCGGGTCTCGCGCCTGCCGACGGGTCGCGTCCCGCCGGTCACGCCGGCGAGTAAATGGGGGTCGCTGATATGAGCAAACTGAGCGTGATGAAACACGGAATCGGTTACGACCTCGTGATCGATGAGTCGGTCGGCCGCCTAGTCCTCGGCATCCGTTGCCACACCTGCGGCCGCGTGTCGTTCAATCCGACCGACATCACGGAGCGGTACTGCGGCGCGTGTCATGTCTTCCACGAAGAACGGCTGCTGAACCAGCAAGCATGAAGAACACGAAACGCGCGAATGGCTCGACGCCGACGGCACTCGCCGACCTGATCCAGGACCCGGAGAACCGCCGACTCCATCCGGAACGCAACCTAGACATGCTCGTCGCCTCGCTCGAATCTGTCGGCGCCGCGCGGTCCATCGTGATCGACGAATCGAACAGCATCCTCGCCGGCAACGGCGTGACGACGGCGGCCGCGCGCGCCGGCCTGACGAAGGTCCGCATCATCGACGCCGCGCGCGACGAGCTCGTCGCCGTCCGTCGGCGTGATCTGAGTCCGGAAGAAAAGCGGCTGCTGGCGATCTACGACAACCGCACCGCGGAACTCGCCGAATGGAACCTCGAGCAACTGCAGCTCGACCAGGCGGCCGGCCTTGACCTGCAACCGTGGTGGACCGACGGCGAACTCAAGCATCTATTCGCGAGTGCCTATCAGACGGATCGCAAGGACCCCGACGACATGCCGGCGGAACGTCCGACCGACATCCAGGTCGGCGACGTGTTCCAGCTCGGCGCGCATCGCGTGATCTGCGGCGACTGCGGCGATGCCGAGACCGTCGCGAAGCTCTGCGGAGAGGACCGGCCCGCGCTCGCGTTCACGTCGCCGCCGTACGCCGAGCAACGCAAAAAAGATTACGGCGGCACGAAGGCCGACAAGTACGTCGCGTGGTTCCTCCCGCTGGTCGCGACCTGGCGCCCGTTCATCCTGCCGCGCGGCCATTTCGTCCTGAACATCAAACCGCACGCGGAAGGCCTGTCGCGGCAGCTCTACGTCTTCGACCTAGTGACGGCGCTCGTCCGCGATGCCGGTTGGATCTTCGTCGACGAATTTACGTGGCTGCGGATCGGACTGCCGGGTCGGTACCCGTATCGGTTCAAGAACGCATTTGAGCCGCTGTACTGGTTCGCGAACTCCGACGCGTTCGGGTTCTATCCGACCGCCGTGCAGCATCCGAGCACCGGCGTGCCGCGCGCGCTCGGCAAAGGGAAAGCCGGCGACACGAACGCCGCGAAGCGCCAAGGGAAAGGCGGCGGCGCCATCCAGGGCAACACGGTCGCGCCGGGTATGGCGTACCCGTCGAACGTCCTGGACTTCCGCGAAGCCGCGCCGGCTATCGGACATCCGGCCGCGTTTCCCGTGCGGCTGCCGTCGTTCTTCATCGCGTGTCTGACCGAGACCGACGACGCCGTGATCGATCCGTTTGTCGGGTCCGGCACGCTGATCATCGCGTGCGAAACCCTGAAGCGGCGCGGCCTCGGCATCGACCTGGCGCCGCGTTACGTGCAACTCACTATCGACCGTTGGGAACAATTCACCGGACTAAAAGCGACCAAGCTCGGCGAAGTAGTCCACACGCGGAAACGTCCGACGAAACGAAAGCAGGTGTCACATGCCGCCCATGCGTCCCGAACTCGCGCCGCTGCCGCCGCGCCTCGCGCTGCTCGCGATTGACGAGCGCGGGTATCCGGTCCCGTGGTTTGTCGCGTGGGTCGACGGGAAACCGGAATTCCGCGCGGCCGACGCCGCGAAGTGGACCCGCGCGGTCCGGGATCGGTTGTGCTGGATGTGCGGCGCGCCCCTCGGCAAATGGCTGACCTTCGTCCTTGGTCCGATGTGCGCGGTCAACCGAACGACGGCCGAGCCGCCGTGCCATACCGAGTGCGCGCGGTACGCGGCCGCGAATTGTCCGTTCCTCACGCGGCCGCAGATGACGCGGCGCGAAGACGAGTGCTTCAACCCACAAGTCCACGCCAGCGAAGGCCCCGGAGATCCGATTCTCCGCAATCCGGGCGTTACGCTGCTCTGGACGACGCAACGGTACCGCGTATTCTTCGACGCGAAACGACGACCGCTGATCAGCATCGGCGATGCCGCGAGCGTCGAATGGTACGCGGCCGGGCGGGTCGCGACCCGCCTGGAAGTCGACGCGTCAATCGAAAGCGGCTTGCCGCTGTTGCGTGCAGCGGCCGAACTCGACGGCATGCCGGCGTTGCTCGAGCTGGCGACCCGCGCGGCCGCCGTGCGCGATCTGTATCCGGAATAAAGGAAAGGTGCTCACATGACGCTGATCGCAATCCTGCATCTGCTGGCGTTCCTCTGTTTCGTGTTCGCCGCGATCCCGATCCCGTCGCGGATCAACCTGGTCGCGGCCGGCCTCGCGTTCTGGATGTTGTCGCTGCTCGTCGCGCACGCGATCTGATCGGATGCCGCGCGCGCTCTCGGTCCCGTCGGAGAAAGTGAAGCTGATCAACCAGCTCACGCACACGTCCGGCCCGTTCGCCGGCCAGCCGTTCAACCTGCGACGGTGGCAAGAAACGAAAATCATTCGGCCGTTGTTCTCGGTGAACCGGCAGACCGGCCGGCGCCAGTACCGGACGTGTCTGCTGATGATGCCGCGCAAGAACGGGAAGACCGAACTCGCGGCCGCGCTCGCGCTCGACGGGTTGCTCTTCGACGGCGAAATCGGCGGCCAGGTGTACTCGGCCGCGAGTGACAAGGAACAAGCGGCGCTCTGTTTCAACGTCGCCGCGCAGATGATCCGGAACGATTCGGAGCTGTATGCCGCCTGCGAAATTCTCGATAGTCAAAAGCGGATCGTCCATCGGAAGTCGGGCAGCTTCTACCGCGCGATTTCGGCAGAGGCCTACACGAAGCACGGCTACAACGCGTCCCGGGTCATCTACGACGAGCTGCACGCGGCGCCCACGCGTGAACTGTGGGACGTGCTGGCCTCGAGCATGGGCGCCCGCGCGCAGCCGTTGCTGATCGCGATCAGTACCGCCGGCTACGACCGCCACTCGATCCTGTGGGAGCTGTATCAACACGCGCTGAAGGTCCGGGAGAACCCCGCGCTCGATCCGTCGTTCCTGCCGGTGATTTACGAAGCGCCCATCGACGCCGATTGGACCGACGAAAAAATCTGGCGGAACGCGAACCCGGCGCTCGGTGATTTTCGGTCCCTCGACGAACTCCGATCCGCCTGCGCACGCGCGCAAGAAATCCCGGCGCAAGAAAACGCGTTCCGCCGGCTGTACCTGAATCAGTGGACCGAGCAGGCCTCGCGCTGGATCGCGCTCACGTCCTGGGACGCGTGCCGCGTGGCCATCGACCCCGCGCGCCTGGCCGGCCGGCGCTGTTATGTCGGCCTCGACTTGTCGACGACGACCGACTTGACGGCGACCGTCGCCATCTTTCCGGATGACGACGGCATCGGGTTCGATGTCCTCCCGCAGTTCTTCGTGCCACAGGATCGGATCAAGACGCGCGTCACGCGCGATCACGTCCCGTACGACGAATGGGTCCGGCGCGGCTTCATCACCGCGACACCGGGGCCCGTCGTCGACTACGAGCTCGTCCGCGCGCATCTGCACGACTGGCGGGAGCGCTTCGACCTGCGGTTGATTGCGTTCGACCCGTGGAACGCGACCGACCTGGTCTCGCGCCTGGAGCAGGTCGACGGGTTCGTCTGCGTGAAGGTCCGCCAGGGCAAGGCCTCGTTGTCGGCGCCGTCGAAAGCGTTTGAGAAAGCGATTCTTGAGCGGACGTTGCGCCACGACGGCCATCCGGTGCTGCGCTGGAACGTCGCGAACGCCGCGACCGACATCGACAACGCCGGGAACATCCAGCCGTCGAAAGCGAAATCGACCGAACGGATTGACGGCGTGTCCGCGCTGGTGATGGCCCTGGACGCGTCGACGCGCGACACCGCGAAGCCGCCGCCGACCTACGACATGCTTATACTGGGCGGACCATGAAAGCGCGGATCGGCCGGCCGCCGCTCGATGCGTCTGACCCCTCCGTGCGCGTCTGCGTGCGGGTTCCCTCGAAACATTACGATCAGCTCTACACGAAGGCCGGCGCCAGCCGCGTGTCCGTGCCTGAACTGATTCGACAGTCGATAGACTTCCGCTATCTAAAGCAGACAAGCAAACCGCGCCGGCCGTAAGGTCTGTCGCGTGGAACGCGCGTACGCCGTCCTGGACCTCAAGCGCGCGGCCGCCGAGTCGCGCACGTTCAGCGGCATCGCCTCGACTCCGACCCCGGACCGATCCGGCGACATCTTCGAACCCCTCGGCGCGACCTTCACGAACCCGATCCCGCTGTTGCTGCATCACGACCGCGAACGCCCCGTCGGCCTCGCGACGTTGACCGCGACCCGCGACGGGATTCGGTTCAGCGCGACGATCCCGGACGTGCCGAACGCTGGCGCGCTGCGCGACCGCGTCAAGGAAGCGTGCGACCTGATCGACGCCGGTCTCTTGCGGGCCGTGTCCGTCGGCTATCGCATCCTCGGCGACGGCGTGAAGTACCTCCAGGCCGGCGGCCGACATTTACTCCGCACCGAAATCTGCGAACTCTCGCTGGTCACCGTCCCGGCGAACGCCGCGACGACGATTCAGGCGATCAAATCGTTCGACGCTCTGCATGTGGCCGCGTCAGGCCGAACCCCGCCCGGCGTCTCGGGCCGTCCGAAAATTGGAACGACCATGGGAAAACAAACCACTGCTGAAGCGATTACGGGCTGGGAAAACAAACGCGCCGCGCTCGCCGCGCGCATGTCGGAGCTGATGACGAAAGCGAACGAGGCCGGCACGACACTCGACGCCGACGCCGCGACCGAACACGACGACCTCGAAGTCCAGGTCAAGGACATCGACGCGCATCTGACCCGGCTGCGCCTGGAAGAAAAGCGGAACGCGAACGCCGCGCAACCGATCATCCCGGCCCACGGCAACGGCAACGGGAACATCCCGCGCATCCTCTCGATCAAAGCGAACGTACCCGCCGGGACCTCGTTCGTCCGGACGGCGTGCGCGATCTTGACCTGCAACGGGAACAAGCGCGAAGCGGCCGAGTACGCGAAACGCTGGGACGACTCGACGCCGGAAGTCGGGCTGTACCTGAAAGCGGCCGTCGCGCCGGGCACGACGACCGATCCAGCCTGGGCGGGCGCGCTGGTGAATCAGGGCATCGCGAACGACTTCCTCGAGCTGCTGCGCCCCGCGACGATTCTCGGCAAGATCCAAAACCTGCGCGAAGTGCCGTTCAATACGAAAGTGCCGATGCAGACGGCCGGCGGCACCTACGGCTGGGTCGGAGAATCGAAGCCGAAGCCGGTCACGAAGCTCGCGTTCAGTTCCGATAGTCTCGGCATCGCGAAAGCGGCCGGCATTATCGTGCTGACCGAAGAGCTGGTGCGGCTGTCCAATCCGTCGGCCGAAGCGCTCTGTCGGCGCGATATGGTCGCCGGCATCGCGCAGTTCCTCGACCAGCAGTTCATCGACCCCGCCGTCGCGGCGGTCGCGGGCGTCAATCCCGCGTCGATCACGAACGGCGCGCCGACGGCGGCCGCCACGACCAACCCCCTCGCCGACATCATGGCGTTGATCAACCACTTCGTGACGAACAACATCCCGGTTGACGGGCTCACGTTCATCATGTCGGCGGCCAACGCGCTCGGCTTGTCGTTCCGGACGAACCTCGACGGCTCGTCGCAGTTTCCCGGCATCGGCATCAACGGCGGCGAGTACAAGGGCCTGAAGTTCATCACGAGTCAGGCGGCGGGCCAGCTGGTGATCGGCCTCCAACCGGATCTGATCCTGTATGCGGACGACGGCGGCGTGTCGATTGACGCGTCCCGCGAAGCGTCGTTGCAGATGGATTCGGCGCCGGCCTCGCCGGCGGACGCGACGACCGTCATGGTCTCGCTCTGGCAGACGAACAACGTCGGCCTGCGCGCCGAGCGCTTCATCAACTGGAAGCGCGTCAACGCGAACGCCGTCAAGTACCTCACGGCGACCGCCTGGCCGGCGCCGACGGGTACCGCCGACGCGCCGGAAGGCCTCACGCGCAACGGGAAGCACTAAACGCCGATGCGGCTCTTCGGATACGACATCACACGACGACGCACGCCGGCGACGAGTCTGTCGCCGGCGGCGTCGTCTGGTGGGTGGTTCCCGATCATCCGCGAACCCTACACCGGCGCCTGGCAAAAGAACGACGAGATCACCGCGCCGACGGCACTCTCGTACTTCGCGGTCTATGCGTGCGTCACGCTGATCGCGACCGACATCGGCAAGCTGCGGTTGCGCCTGGTTCGCCAGGACGACGCCGGCATCTGGACCGAAACCGAAAACTCCGCCTATTCGCCGGTCCTCCGGAAGCCGAACCGGTACCAGACGATCCACAAGTTCGTCGAGCAGTGGATCACGTCGAAGCTGAAAGCCGGGAACGCCTACGCCCTCAAGCAACGCGACGGCCGGGGCGTCGTCACCGCGCTCTATGTCCTCGACCCGGCGCGCGTGACGCCGCTCGTCGCGCCCGACGGCGCCGTCTACTACCAGCTGAACCGCGACGAGCTGACCGGCGTCCCGCCCGACCTGGAGTCGGGCCGCTCCGTCGTCGTGCCGTCGCGCGAAATCATTCACGACCCGATGGTGACGCTCTTCCATCCGCTGATCGGGGTCTCGCCGCTCTATGCGTGCGGGTTGTCGGCCACCGCTGGCCTGACGATGCAGCAGCAGAGCGAACTATTCTTCCGGAACGGCAGCAACCCGGGCGGCGTGCTGACCGCGCCCGGCCCCATCGCGCAAGTCACGGCCGACCGGTTGAAGAGCGACTGGGAAACGAAATTTTCCGGGAACAACGTCGGCAAGGTCGCGATCCTCGGCGACGGTCTGAAGTACGAACCGATGGCCGTGACCGCGAACGACGCGCAGCTGATCGACCAATTGAAGTACACCGCGCAAACGATCTGCAGTTGCTTCCACGTCCCGCCGGCGCTCCTGGACCTCGGCGGCGATGCCGCGAACGTGACGGACCTCGAAGCGCTGTTGCAGAAGTACCACTCGCAGTGCATCCAGTCGCTGTTGACGAACTTCGAAGCGTCCCTCGACGAAGGCCTGGAGCTCGCGACCCCGTTCGGGACCGAGTTCGACATCGACGATCTGATCTGGATGGTGACCGCGACGAAAACGAAAGCGGCCGCGGACTCCATCGGCGCCGGCGCGCTGTCGCCGAACGAAGCCCGCCGGAAGTATTTCGGGGTCGGGCCGACCAAAGGCGGCGACTCGCCCATGCTCCAGCAGCAGAACTATTCCCTCGCGGCCCTGGCCGAGCGCGATGCCGATCAGCCGTTCTCGAAACCCACGCCAGCGCCGGCCGCACTGCCGCCGCCGTCGGCCGACGACGACGAGCAGGACGAACAAAAATTCTTCGCATCGCTGACGAAAGCAGTTGAGGACCTTTATGCGGCCTGACGTCCTAGCGGAACATCTGGCGACGACGATCAAAGGGTTACTGACCCCGATGTCGGCGCGGGTCGTCGCGCTCGAAACACTCGGCGCCCGCCTGGAGTCCGACCGACCGGTCCTCGCGACCCTGACCGCGACCCTCGAAACCCTGACCGCCCGGATCGGCGCCGTGGAAGCGCGGCCGCCGGAACCGGGGCCACCGGGTCCACCAGGTCCGCCAGGGCGTGACGGGAACGACGGGAAGGCTGGCGTTCCAGGCCTACGGTATTGCGGTGTCTACGTGTCCGGGAAGACCTACGACACGGGCGATCTGGTGACGGCCGGCGGGTCGGCCTGGTACTGCAACCGGACGACGACAACCGGACCCGGCGACGGCCGGCCCGACTGGACCCTGATGGTCAAACACGGCCGCGACCTCCGCGACCCGGGTCGGCGGTCCGCATGACCCCGCTCGTCTCGTTGGCGGACGCGAAAGCGCATCTGCATGTCACCGATCCCGCGCGCGATGCTGAAGTGCAATCGAAAATCGACCAGGCGTCGGATGCGATTGCGAAGTACATCGACGTGCGCTTCGATGACACCTGGACTGAAACAACGGCGCCGCCGGTGGTCCAAGCCGCCGTGCTCGAGCTGCTCGCGCTGATGTGGCGGGATCGCGGCGACGTGGACGACGACAGCGATGCGAAGACCTGGCGCCATATTGAAATCTTGTTGAAGCAGACGCGCGACCCCGTGGTCTCGTAACTGGAGAGGACCCCATGAACAACGAACGACCGACCCCGACCCCGGCGGGACCGTCGACCCCGACCCCGCACGCGCCGCCGCCCGAACAACCGGAGCAACCGCCGCGCGCGCCGATCACCGAACCGGACACGAACGACGATCAACCGCCGCCACCGCGTCCGCAGACGCCGCGCCGGTCCTCGGCGGCCTGATGCCGCGCGGCGCCTATCAGCATCGCGTGCGCTTCGACGCGCCGGGGCTGCCGGTGCCGGACGGCGACGGCGGCTATACGCAAGGCTTCACGCCGCTGGACCCGCCGGAGTGGTTCGCCTCGATCCGGCCGGCCACCGCGCGCGACCTCGAACAAGTCGCCGGCGGGACTGTCGTCGGGACCGCGACGCATATCGTCGAGTGTGATTACCACGGCGGGGTCACGGTGCTGTCGCGCGTCGTCAAGCTCGACGAGCTCCGGATGTTCACCGTCGACGGCGTGCGGAACCACGATGAACGCGACGTCACGATGTCGCTCTTCTGTCGGGAACAACTCTGATGCCGAATCGGTTACTGCTGCAGCTCGACGACTGGAAAGAGAACCTGCGGGACGAACCCGTCGCCCTGGCGCGCGGCGCCGCGCCGGCGGTGCAGTCCGCCGCTGAAGCCGCCGCCGACGAGCTGCGGGCGGCGTATCCCGTCGGCCCGACCGGGAACTTGCGCGCGCGCGTGCGCGTCGACCGCGATCCGGACACCGACCCCGCGATTGCGGCCGCTGTCGTCGTCAGTGGCGCGCCGCACGCGCATCTGTACGAAGACGGCACGCGGTACGCCCGCGCGCATCCGACCTTCTATCCGATCACGAATCGCGGCGCGAAGACGGCCG